TAACACATTGAACACAAAAAGTCAACTTATTTTGTTCCATTATTTGAGATTTAGGAACAATCCTACCTGTGCAATAGCATATCCAATCCAGATAGCCATGTTTGAGTACTCACCTTTGAGTCCTTGTAGCGTACCAACTATAGCATAGCCGATACCTGTGCTACCTACGATTAACATTTCAACCATTACACACCTCTTCTTGTTGTTGACACAGCTCCAACCACTTCCTAGCATGGGGTTGAAAGTAATGAGTACCTAACCATCGGTCTTGTTTTAGAAGTTCCATCTGTTCATCTACTGTTTTACCTTTGGTGTTCTTAATGAAGTCAATCATTTCTTCCATGATGTACATAGTGTAAGACAAGTGATAACCAGCCTTAGCTGACTTCTCCATCATGTCATCACGTTCTTGCATTGTGCTACTCATAGTTCCTCCATTGCGTTTAAATCGCATTCAGATAACAGACCAGTGTTGCGTTCATACCACAAACCAATCTTCTCGGCTGTAGCACGACCAGTAAAGCGATCCTTCAAGACTCGGAACGTAGTTGTTTGACGCTTACGCTCATCCTCATCCTGCTTGTTACGCTCCAGACCGAACATGAAGTGTGACCATCGTGCAATAGCTCGTGAGCCAGTGAAGTGCTTCTCCATCACACGTCCACCTTCCTCATGCGGTTTACCATCAGGTGTTGTCAAGTGGCTAATGAAGTGAATAATCAAACCATCGGACTGAGCGAGAGAGGCCATATCAGCCATGATCCCATCCAGTGCTCGACGTTCGTCTTCCTCATTGGCAATCAACGCTGTCAAGTGGTCAAGGTAGATGTGCTCAACATCGTAGACCTTAGCGAAGTACTTCATGATGCTCTTGACTGTCTTCCAGTCTTTAGCACCGAAGTGATCCATCATAAATAGCTGTTCCCTAGCTGCAAGCCGATCAAGACTAGAGACATACTCATCACGAGTCCACATACCATCAGGAATGTGATACTGACGACTGTCAAGTTGTCCAGCCACACGTTGTACAGTTTCGACCACAGGTTGTTCAAGATAAATCACTCCTACTTTCTTTTTCAAGACTTCTAGATCATATGCGATCTGTTGTGTAAACACATCGGTCTTACCTACACCTACGCCAGCACCAAAGGCATACAATTCACCCTTGCGACGACCATAAGTAAGCTTAGTCAGGGAAGGGAACGCCCAAGCTACGCCTTCTTGAGGAGGTGCAAGCAACTGCTCCATGATGTCACTAACAGTTACGATACCCTCAGGTTTATACGCCTCTGCCCTCCACCAAGCATTCACATAAGCTTCTGCCTTACCTGCCATGAGGTAATCACAGGCATCTTTGCACTCCTTTAAATGTTTAACAATCTTAACCTTGTTACCGAATAGTTCAGCTACATCCTTAGCTGCCTTCTGTCCAACCTCATCAGCATCGAAGCAGATAACGATAGTCTCAAAGCTATCTAGGTACTCATACTGAGCCTTGCAGTCTTTAACAGCAGCTGAAGCTCCATTACGGATGCTCACAGTAGGCCACTTAGATCCTGTAAGCTGATAGCTTGCGAGGGCATCGAGTTCGCCTTCTACGATTGTTACATACTTTCCAGCTTTCTGAAAAAGGTTTTGACCGAACAACGTAGCCTTGTTAAAGTTTCCCTCAATAGAAAAGCTTTTAGTGGCTACTGTGCGTACTTTTTGTGCAACACGTTGACCGTCTTGGTCGTAGTATGGATAGTACTGTTTTCCGTCTTGTTGAGTGACTCCGAAAGCTTCGCAAGTCTCTCTGGTCAACCCTCGATCAACAATGGCTTTAATCTCACCAGTTTGTTTCATTTGAAATACTTTCGTTTTTGTAGGTACTTGTTGATAACTACCGACATTTTCGTCATTGGCTGCATGGACATACGCCCCACAGCTTTGGCAGTAAGTGTGCCCGTCTGAATAGAGACAGTTCGCATCGCTAGATCCACAAGCTTCGCAGCTTAGATGCTTTACGAAATTTGATTGTGTTTGCATAGGTACTCTTTCGCTCTATCTAACAAATTCAAAGACTCTTTAAAGTGGCCTAAACCTACGTTACAGTGCGAACACAAGAGTGCTCGAATCTTACCTGTTTCGTGATTGTGGTCTACGTGCAACGCCTTGGTAGAGGTTGTCAAACAAATAGCACAATGACCTTGCTGATCCTCAAACATCTTGTCGTAATCCTCAGGACTTATGTTGTACTTCTTTTTAAGGTCGTTCTTGCGCTGCTGTGCTTTTAGCTTTTCAGGATCACGCTGTTGACGTTCCTTACGAGCAACCTTTAAAGCTTCTTTGTTTGCTTCTCGGTATGCCTTAGAACGCTCAATCTCAGCTTCTTTATTGGCTTGATACCACTCAGCTTTCTTTTCTTTAAGGCCGCTCATGCTTCACCTCTTGCTCGGATTCGCGCTGCAAAGTGCTTTCCACTGTCAACCGTGAAATGCGTGTCGTCACACACCTTTGCACACGCCTCACGCTCTTTAGCTGCTGTCCGTTCCTCTACCAGTTTGGCAAAGGCTTTTAACTCGCCTTTCATGCCGACAATTTCCCAATCCGGCCATCCGACCTGTCTAGCCATCTCAAGAACTTCGTTCTGCCAAATGATTTCATTTTGTGTCATTGTTCAGCCTTCCGCAAATGTCATCGTTCATTTCATACACACGCAAGCCTAGAAGCTTCTTAGAGCCTTCACGCTTAGGTGTCTTGATAGACACAGCCTTAGCGTACCTAGCTCGTCTAAGCTCATTCTGACGCTTCTTAGCATCTTCTGTGTGCATACGACGCTTAGGAGCTACATACTCGTAAGGCCAGCACTCTTTGATGTGTACTGATTTAAATGTAGTCGTCATTGATTAGCTCCTGCTTAGCGCCACAATCATCACATTGTCCATAGTTCCAATGAGCCGCTGAGTACATTGGACCACCACATACGTCACAAGTCCATTCACCTTCTTCAATGAATTCGCTACGCTCATTGTCCTCGGACAAGTCCTGCGGGTCCATTCCATCATTGTCATTCATAGTTGTATCCTTTTTAGATTTGAAAATGAGATCCCAATTATCTCGGACCTTACTTGCGTCTTCCTTACGCCTTCCTGATCCTTTACCACCATCACCATGACTCATTGTTCTTCTCCGTTGTGAAACGCAAATAAAACGTGGTCCAGCCTTTAAAAACATGCCAGCCTTTGAACTCCACAGCACCCATTGTGACTTTACGTTCGTTCAAGGCAGTGTTGTATCGGTAAAAGCGTTGCCCATTTACATCGAATAGCACATAGCCACGCATAAAGGCTTCAATTGTCTTGTTCATAGCTTCACATCCTCCCATTGAGACAAGTCCTGAATGATATCAGCTAGAACGCTCTCAGAGAGTCCTTTGTAGGCTTGGTAGCCTTGGGTACTAGCCTTCAGAGATTCGAGCATTAAACAGGCATCTAAGCCTTTTAAAGCACACTTGTAAGCGAAGACCTGCTCAGGTTTAGACAAATCATAGCTAAGAGTGGCTGTTCCAGCCGCACGGCTTGATGCTTGCTTTTTGTTCTTGAAGTTCATTTCAATGCTACCTTTATCAAAGTTAATACAAATACGAATAGACTAATCACCATGTTTTGTTCCCCATAGCAGTCCTCAAGTCACCTATGACTTTATCGTATCCATAGACAACAATCAATTCCACAAAAGCATTCATTGTATGGACATAGTGTGCTTCCTCTTGGTCATAGACATCAATCATGTCGATTGTCTTATCGTCTTCTTTCTGTTTCATGTGTTACCCCCTATTTACTTTAATGTAGGTTTAAAGATAAACAATAAAGTAGTATTTACTTTAATGTATGCTTTAATGTCATAGAAGTTAACTTGCATAGTTACTCCCAAGAGTCTCTAGAGTCTTCTCTAAAGCTAATTAGTGTATCGAAGTCTTCTAGGGAAACCTCTGTGTCCAGATCGTCATTGAAGTCCTCTTCTGGGTCGTCAAGATCAGCCTCTGTGATTAGGTCTTTACGATCAATGACCTTGACAAAGGGCTTTACATCCTCAAAACAAACCTTACACAAATCAAGATATTGACCCGTGACAGCGTTTTTGCGGGTACTTTCGTAATCTGATAAGAGTTTATTACAAGCGCGGCAGTGCATTTTTAGTCCTTCGGTGTTGCGGAGTTGGTCCAGAGGCTTTTAAAGCCTTCTAGCATGGTTTTAATCGATTCTAGAGGCATTCTAGTCACATAGGAGCATCAGGTAAGCGTTTGAGTTGTTCCTCTGCCCACTTACGTTGTTGTTCAGGTGTCCAAGGTGTCAAAGGGTTATCCTTAGACGGGAAAGGCCAATTATTCATTGGTTAACTCCTTGATAAGTTGTTTTTCAAGTTCAATGGATATAAGCACGTTAATCAAAGGTGTAATGTCTTCCCCATTGTGAATGACACGTGTAACCCTTACAAAATCTTCATTCCGTGATGTAATGAAGTGCGTATAGGTAACATCTAAAGGAATACCCTTAAATTTGATTGATTGTTGTTTATTTACCACAAGCCATGCTCCGTGATTAGGTCAATGGTGAAGAGAATGATAATCATTGTCATAGGTTAACTCCATTCGTAGGTTTGTAGTTTTCATGCGGTGCATAGCCGTTGTTCAATCGACAAATGTGCTCAATAGCCCATGCAAAGTCGTAATTGTCGCTATGTTGTAAACATTCGTCAATTTGACCCTTGGACAATATTATCTCTACCGATTGACCCGTATACGGATAGACTTCGCCACAATCAAGGCACTCAAGGGCATGAGGCAACCCAGTATTAGACAATCCCCAGTCTTTAGAGCCACATTTAGGACATGTCATAAGTCAACCCCTAGATCATAGGCGATATTGTCCAAAGTATCCCCGAAGTTATCCCATTCACGATAGAAGTCTAAATCGTCATGGCTTGATAGTGCATTAATAGAAGGTGAATACTTTTCCATTACCTTTTTAGCCTCTTTGAGCAGGTAGATCAATTCATCACGAGTAGACACCAATTCGTCACAGAGCGGGTTACCTTCAGCCCATAGACGGCGCTCTAGGCTGATGAAGTCGTTATTGTTTAGCATGATGTTTTATCCTCTTCTGTTACCCTTGCAAAGTGTGCTCTAGTGCTTTCAATGAAGTCTACAACTTGGTTCAATGTGAAGTGCTCTACAACTTGCCATACTGTAATTTGCTCATGAGTCCATTGTTCATTGTCATCGTCACCGAGCATTAGATCAATAATTTCCCCATATGAGAGATTATCGGGATAGTCACTAAGCCACTCATTGAGTGCGAATTGTTCTGATTTTTTCATTGTTTAACCCCTTAGAATTGAACGAACACGAACGAACCTGTAGAAGTTTCACCCACGATGGAGGTGTTGTACTCTAAATACCCCACAACTGCGGCTTTGATGTCATCGTCTGTCGGGTCATCGTCATTGCATGAGATGTCATAGGTGTTGAAGATGTCTTTGTAGTCCTGTTCAATGAACTCACAACAGACACCCACAACGTCTAATTCGACATCAGAGCCGCAGTCATTGAGATAGTCGAAGATTAAGCCTAGAGCCTCATAAGAGAACTGGTCACCACGACCACAGCGGTGGAATTGGTCACGGAATTGAGAAGCGGTGTCGATTGTTTGATATAGCATGATCTGATCCTTAGATAGTTGATTGAGACAGTTGAGATTATAGAGTCATCCACACCACCACGATGGCGAGTGCGTAGAGCCAGTATAGAATTTTATCGGTGATTGTAGACATGGTATCAGACCCTCTTGATCTCTGCACCATTGACTGTGCAGTTGTAGATGTGGTGCTCATACATCACAGGGATGATTGCCACCACAGCGGCAGACAATGAGCAGGTGTCACAGGTGACTGAGCCATCAAAGCCCAATGTGACGATGTGGTTGTGAAGTTTATATTTTGCCATGATGTGTGTCCTTAGTGTGTGATGGTTGGTATGGAGGTACTACTGTGGTTCTGTACAGTAATACCTACATTCGATGTTAGCTGTTCTGATTCTCTGCCTCGATGTGGAGACCGAATGGAGCGACTCGTATCGCCCACAGGCACTCTCCGCCGTTGTCAGCCTCGACCTGCATGGAGGCGATGAGGTCTGCCTTCTCGATGGCAACCATGAACTCTGAGCCTGAGATGGTGACGAAGGCTTTGCCCTTGTGACGGCGTATGACCTTGATGGCGGCGGCTGAGGTGTAGGTGGTGAAGTCTGACATGATCGTGATCCTTAGATGTGTCATGGCGTTGTTGCCATGCTTTAGACTATGCACAGACCATGCCAGCTTGAACCTTACAGGTGCTTAGACAGATATGCTCAGGTTATCAACGCTCCGCTGCACTGCTGTGACTGGGTTTGTACATAGATATCCACAGGCATATAAGTTATCCACAGCTTACAGTGGTTATCCACAGGTGGCACGATAGTGGTGCATTTGTGTACTATCTTGGTGCATGAGGTGGCTCTGATGCACTAAATAGGTGCTTAGGTCTGGTGTCTCAGGTAGTACTAAATAGGTGCTACATCACCCCTCACGTGTAAGCTTTGTAAGTATTGTAAGGAATGTAAGACTTGTAAGTATTGTAAGCTTTGTAAGGTTCGTTACTGACTGATGAGTCATTAGTGATGGGGGGAGGGGGTCAGGCTACTGTGTTACTTTTGTGGGAGCCTCCTAAGTTCACAAAAAAGAGCATGGAAGAAGGCCTCTAAAGCATACAAAAAAGTCAATAGAGAAAGAAGACCTAATGACTAAAAAGTCTAAGTAAATCAAGGAAGTTATGGACTAAGATAGACTGTGGTGTAAAAGAGACAATAAAGGTAACTAGAAAGTGGACACAGGAGCCCATGGAGATAGCTTCATAGAGTCTCATGAGGGCTATGAAGTGGACACAAGAGCCCTATGAAAATAGGAGACAAAATAGTTGATAAAAGTTACAGAAAAGACTTGACAAACCTAAAAAGATGTATATAATGACCTATGAAGTTATACTGGATGACTTTAAAGTTTCAGCTGAGGTGACTAAGGTGTTCACCAAGGTGTATTAACAATAGTGTGGTATTTATAAATACTACTACTCTATAATTATAAACTTACTTTATTTATACTTTAAACAAGTTACATTAAAGTTAACATAAAGTTACTTTATAGTTCTTTGTCAATTTATTGTCTATGTCCTTAGAAAGGGTAAACATGACAAACAAACAACAAGATATTGTGTCTACTACACCTAAAAGGGGTAGACCAAAGAAAACAGATATTGTCTCTAAGAAAAAAGGTAATCGTGAGCTAAGGGGTCGTCCTGCTGGTGATCGTGCGATCATGGAGGACTTTAAAGCCCGTATGCTCAACTCACCTAAGAGTGCTAAGGTGCTAGAGGCAGTTTTTAATGCGGCTCTTGACGATAATCATAAAGGACAGCAAGCAGCGTGGAAATTGATTATTGATCGACTGGCTCCTGTATCGTCTTTTGAACAAGTTAAGCAAGGCGGACAAGCGCCTCAGATTTCAATTAACATCACTGGTTTGACTCAGCCGACAGTAGAAGCAGAGCAGGTTTATGATGTTGAAGATGTAGAATACAAGATATCGGACACCGAGTAATCGGCTTGAAACACGTTCTCAGGTGCGTGTGTCCAAACACCTGACCTTTTCAAGAGGAATTACATAATGGAAAAATACTGCCCTCAGTGCGGGGAAACCAAAGTTCGTTCAGCGTTTTACGCTAACAAAAACGTAAAAGATGGTCTACATAGCGTATGTAAAGTCTGCCATCTTGCAAACAGTAAAAAACGTAGGGAACTTCCCGGAAACAAGGAACGAGCAAGATTAGCACAAGAAAAGTGGAGAAAGAATCCTAACAATAAAAGAGCGGGTTTATCTTCACGGTACAAAGCAAAGTATGGAATAACCTTAGAGGGTTATGAAGAAATGCTAGATAAACAAGATAAAAGTGTTATATTTGTGGGAATGAAACTTACGCTAACGGAAAGCCTTTATATGTGGATCATTGTCACAGTAGTGGTAAAGTTAGAAAGCTTCTTTGTCAGCCTTGTAACAGTGGGTTAGGAATGTTTAGAGACAATCCAGAACTGCTAATCAAAGCAGCGGATTACGTAAAGGAACACAATGACTGAGCTGAACTTTGCTTTGCTTAAGTGGCAGCAAAATGTTTTTAAAGATACGCATCGTTTTAAAGTTGTAGCTGCTGGTCGAAGGTGTGGTAAATCTAGACTTTCAGCTGTAACTTTATTGATCGAAGGTTTGAATTGTCCTGAAGGATCGGCAGTAATGTATATTGCACCTACTTTAGGACAAGCCCGTACAATTATTTGGGATTTATTGCATGAGCTCGGGCGACCTATTATTAAGTCTAGTCACATCAATAATCTCGAGATACTGTTGACAAATGGAA